GTTTCCTGTTCAGGTTCCTGTGCCTCTATCTGACTGATCTCTGCTTCGTCTTCTTCTGTTTCTAAACGCTCGTCTACTAGTGTTGCCATTATTAAACTCCGTGAGTAAACTCATTATGGAGGTGTATTATGTAGGGCTTCCCAGTATTAGGAATTGGCCTTACGCTCTTGTTGCAGTTTCTGTGATCTATTCTTCATCCACTTTCTGGTAGCACCCAAAAAATCTCCAGAGATGGGATCAAGCTTAGATCGAACTGCGCTTATAATCTTTACGGCATCCTTGCCGCATACTTCACATTCGGTTGTTGTACACTCTGATTCTCTGTATCTCTCAGTTATGTGCGAGTCCTCACAACAATACTCATACATGGCTCTCATTGTATCATGTCTTCTTCTGCCGCTTGCTCTATAAAGTCTTGCTCTGCGGTGTCCATCTGAGCTTCTAAGTTCAATAGATTAGCTATTACGGAAAGTTGTCCTTTGCGGAAGCGTAGGTCATCTCCATCTTTAGTTAGTTCTATTGAGTTAATCTGTACCGCGCTAGTATTTAGATCGTCTAGTAGCTGTTTCCAACCTAGTGATCCAAACATCATTCTCATTTCACGGTAATATAGCTCAAGTTCTTTGTCGATCATACTGTTTCTCCATAAGGACAGTTGATTAAATGTAGTTTACCTAGTAAGTATACCATAGATACACCTAAATGTCAAGGTATTTCTTACTTACTTAGGCTTCTTCTGCTTATTCTTGAGGACTCTTGCGCCCCTCTTAGGCAAAGACACTGTAGACTTCTTAACTTTCTTAGGTGGTTTACTTCCGTACATAGTTATCTCCTCGATTTAGCACCGGAACACTTCCAACGCTTACGTGATAGGTTATTAGGTGTGTTAGGATCGTTCTGTTTAGCTTTAGACAATCCTTTTTTGATACCTAGGCTTCTAGCACAATAGGAATCGCCTTTAGAAGTCCCCGCTTGTACGCGAGAACCCCCACCTTTGGCCTTACCTGCCTGCCCATAGCTAACTTTCTTACCGTCAGCAGTTATCTTAACCTTTGCTTTTCCCTTTGACGGTGTTTTTGTTGGCATTCTTAACATCCTCTTCCAGTGTAGCTAGTTTTTTAAATAGTTCTTCAAACTTAGTATTAATCTGTGCTACTACACTCTCTAACTCTCTTGAACTTATCATTGTAAAGGCAATCCTTGTGGTGGTTGAGCAGGCTGTAGTGCCTGTTGTTCAACTTGCTGTTGTTGCGGTAGTGGTGTAGGCATTGGCATTGCTTGTTCTTTGATGTTACCTTCCTTAACTGCTACTTCACGTTCCTTTAGAAGCTGCCCTGAGATTTTAAGACGCTTCTCAAACTCTTTATCGTCTGCATTACCTACCTGTAGTCCCGCAGTTGACGCTCTTATCCGATCAATCTCTAGCTCCTGTGGTATAGCCTGTGCTTCTACTTCCATCTTCTGCGATCTAGCGGCAGACTCTTGTGCCTGACCGTTAAGTGCAGCAGACTGAGCAGCTTTAAACTCCATTTCAGCTTGTTGTGCTGCTTGCTGTGCTTGCTGTTGCGCTTGTTCAGCTTCAGGATTAGGCGCGTTCGCTTGCTCTAGTGTAGCGATAAGCTCTTCACGGTTAGATAGGTTCATGTTGTCAATGATGGACATCACTAGCTTGGGATACATAGGAGTATCTGGAGACATGGTTTGTAGAAGCTGTACTAGCTGTGTAACTTCGTACTCACGGGCAATAATACCTAGTGAGCTAGAGGTATGGAACTTGTAGTCAGCTACTGGGTACATCTCAGGCTCAAACTGCATGTAGCGCCAAGCTGACTTAGTAACAAACGGGATAAGGAACGACTCTTGGAAGTTAATCAATGTACGCTTATGACGCTTAATGATAGCACCTAGAGACATAGAGACACCTGCGGCAGTAGACTCACCATTTACTGAGCCTGCAATACCCGCAGAGTCAATAGCACCTGTAGCTGTCTGTACCATTGTCTGTAGAGCCTGTGCTTGAGCAAAGGTAATCTGACTGACTTGTCCAAAGTTAAAGGGCTGTAGGATTTCAGAAGGGTTGCCGTTAGTTAAAATAGTTTTTCCCGGCTGTATAGAAGGTTTAGCCCCTCTAGGCATACGTGACGCATCCATAGCCATCATAGGATGGATGGTGAGGGCAAGAGCGTCTATCCTAGCGCGTAGTTCTGCGTCTAACGTCTTCTGTGAGTTATAGCCTTTCTCACATACGCCTCTGCCCCAGAATCTGCTAGGCACAACGTCCCACGGGAATGACACTACTGGGCGATCCTGCATCATGTAGGGGTTAGCTGCTGCTTTGAGGAGAGTACCACCGTTGGCTATAACAACAATAGCTTCTACGTAGTAAGTATCTTCTTCTTCCTGTACTTCAGCAAACTCAATAACTTCTTCGTCTTCTGCTTCTTCCTCTTCCATTGCTTGAGTAAGCAAGTGGCGCGGCACAAGGCCATAGTACTTAGTCAGTCTGATCTTGTCATCATCGTAGCGTGACAGGTCTTGATCTGGCTCTATATCAAAGTCTGGAGTAGCTAGACCAATCTCCACAGTACGGTATACACCGCTTTCCTGTAGTTGTTCTACGGAGTGTGAAGGTACAAACTCATCTACAGCACAACCCAAAGCTGACTCAATGTCAGTGGCTACAGGGTCGATAAGGAAGTTCTGGGGCATTACAGGTCGAAGCTTAACGACAGTGCGGTCAATTATGTTGACACCTACAGCTTGCATCTCTCCACCCATAACAGGCTGAGTAGCAGGTTGCATTTCCTTAACTTCCTCTAAAACAATCTCAGCAATGCCTGTACCGAATACAGCAGCGTTGATTAGACACTCAGCCACGCCTTTGCGTACCTTGTTCTTCTTAAAGTCTTCGTCAAGGTGCTGACGCAGCATAGCAACGTCTTCGGGGTTCTGATCCATAACATCGTCTTTAATGTCAAAGAACTTACCACGGCCGAAGGTAGCTTCTTCCAACTCAGCTACAGATGACTCAACAGCCTGCTGTAGTGCAGGGGAGATAATCTGTGATCGCTCAGTGGTTCTTGTCCTGTCTTCCGAAGACCACTGGCCGCGCCAGAGTCTGTAGTACTCTTCAAACTTGTCGGAGTAGTTGGCTACGTAGTGATCTCTCCACCCATCGCACTTATTTATTACCCAATCTTCTAGGTGCTGCTCTCTCGCGTAGTTTTCTTTATCTTCAATCATAGTTAGTAGCCTGCGTATTTGTCGAGGAATTCGTAGTCTTCTTCTTCATAGTCGAAAGCGTAGGCAACCTTTGCAAGTTGATCTATATACGCCAAGGAGTCTATCAAGTCATCGTGGACTAGTGGGTTAGGGAACTGGAATAGCTCATCAAGGAACTCTGTGTTCCACTTGCCCTTGTTTAATGTGATGTTACCATGCTCAAAGCGCCCCTGCAATGCCCACACAACACGATCTATCTTCTTCTTGTTGCCATGGGTAAGCTCCTCTACGCGAAAGAATCGTTGGTTCTTCTTCATCTGATCGCTCAGATAAGGATACACAGCGTTCTTTAAGGCTCCTTTTTCAATTCCGACTGCGAGGGGCTTGTAGTCTCTGACTGCTTCAAATATGCGTCTTGCGGTCTCTTCGACACCCCAACGGCCATGTATAATATTAGCAACCCACCACCCGTCCACACCCGCTTTAACCACAGCAATTGCCGTCTGGTCAAGTCTTTTGGTTTTAGTCGTAACTTTCTGTACATCTGCAAATCCTGCCAAATCGACAGCAATGTAAAAATCACCATCTTTAGGTTCTTCCTCGCTAAACTTAACATCATCTTCTTTAAACAACTCACTGCCGTGAGCTTCAAACGAGGCCATAAACTCCTGACGAAAGCTAAAGGCTGACATTGATTTCTCAGCAGCCCGTATCTCTTCTGGGTCTAGTAATGGGTTGTCGAAGCTAGTAAAGTGATAACCTGCCCAATCATCATCATCGGATACACTAGCGTATGTAAACAAGTCATAGAAGTGATTACGTCCCATTGGCGTACCAATGAACATAGACTCACCCTTCTGATCCGCAAGAGCAGGGCGTAGTATCTGTTCCCACACCTCTGGCTTCATGTCGGCATACTCGTCCATCACCAAGTACTTTAGACTAACACCACGCATAGTCTCAGGTCTATCTGCACCCTTGAGGGTTAACAGCGCACCATTGATGAACTTGATCTGTAGGTTGTTAACGTGGCTAGAGGCTATGACACCATGACCTAGCTCAAGTAACATCTGCCACATAATGTCCCTAGCCTGCCCCTGTGTAGGAGCAACGTAGAACACTTGGCCCTTCTTGGCTGACAAGCAGTTTAGTATTAAAGCCCAAGCAGCTAGACGAGACTTGCCTGTACGTCTACCTGCGGCTATAACTTTAAATCTTGTAGTGTCTTCGTAGACTTCTTGCTGCCACGGGAGTAGCTCAACCTTTAAATCAGCCAAACTAATAGCACCACATTACAGGAGACTCATTACCGTCAATACTGCGGATGTCAACATGCACAAAGCTACTAGCAATTCCAATTCCTGTAAAGCCCATTTTAATGGCCTCTTCAACAATCTTGTACCGCTGTATTCCATTGCTAACTTTAATATCCGCTGCGATTCCTTGGGCATGGGTTCCTGCTTTCTCCTTCTTACGTTCGATTGGGTGGTCTTCTGATCTGAAGCCACTAGTGATAACGAAGGGGAACTGACACTTTGCTCTTAACATATCTAACTTCAATAGTAAATCATCACTGATCTCATTGTCGCCTGTGTACTGACAGGCAAACTCTTCTCTAGTGAAGTAATCTAAATCGTTGTTAATGTTATGCATCTGTGTATTCCCCTTCAATGGGTTCCGCACCACCAGAGATGACAGTAGTCTCGCCACCAACTCCAGTAATGGATATATTGATGGCACTCTTACCTCCAGAGTCTCTGTCTTTCTCAAAGTAGCTGACGGGTAGTAATCTATCCATACA